TCTTCAGCGCCTCGGCGCCGGAAAGATCGGGCATGCTGAGATCGGTCAGGATCAGGGCATAGGGATGCAACGTCGCCCGGTCGAGCAGTTCGAAGCCGCCCCTGACGATATCGACCTCAATGCCCCTCAGGGCTTCGCAGTAAAATAGCTGCATATCGATATTGTCGTCGGCTATCAGTATCTTGGCCGTCATTTGTTCAGCCGCTCGATAATCAGGTCGCGCAACTCGTCCTGGCCTTTTTGCAGACCGGCGAATAATCCCTTGATCTCGCGGATATCTTCCTTCTGATCGACTTCATGCCGGCTGAAATCCCGGATCGGCAGATAATGGTCGCGCAGCAGCGAGGTAATCTGCGTGGTATTGCCGCGCTGCTCCTCCTCGATCCGACAGAAGCGCGTGTCGAATTCCCGCAGCCCCTGAACCAGAGCGGCGGCCGCCTCTTTGCGCAATTCCTCGGTCTTGGCGGCGAGATCGCTACGCAGGGTGATAAGCGCCGTTTCGGATTCCCGGCGCCCCGCGCGGTTTTCTTTCAACAGATACCCGAAGGCGCCGCTGGCGGCGATCAAGAGGGTCAGTGCCAATCCAACTACGGCAATCCAGTCGGCGGCGGTCACGTCGGCACCGTTGGCCACGCTGGATCTGCCGGATCGGTGGTATTATCGGGAAGATCGCGCAGCGCCTGGCGGTACGCCGCCCAAGCGGTTTTGGTGATGTTGTCCGGCACATCGCCGAGCTGTGTCCAGTCGCAGGCCGCCAGCAAGGCATCACGCCGGGCGCGGAGTGCCGCAAATGCCGCTGCCGTCAGGCTCGCGACGGGATTATGCGCCGCATAGACAGCCAGTACGCCGGCTTTTTGCGCAGCACTCAGCGAGGATAGATCGGCGGGCTCAAAACTGCCATCGCTGCCCCAGGAAAACGGCAGTCCACCGAGACCGGCAGCAATGAGTTCCGCCCCGAAAGTCGGCCCGATTTTTACGTCTGTATCAGCCATTGATCGATACCCTTAGTTGAAGACCCGGCGTTCCGCCGAAACCGGCGCGAAAGGCCGTCCACGGATAGCAGGCGATCAGGATACTGCCCGCCGTAAGAACGCCGTGGGTCATATAGTGCAGTCCGTCGGCAACCAGCGCTTCCCCACTAACCGCCCCTGAGACGTAGCTGCTGGAGCTATCCGTGGTGGCGTTGTAATCGATGACATTGGCATCTGTAGAAACACCGTCCAGGCAGAGAAACGATGTCGGCGTTGTGGTGCCGGTGCCGATATTGATCGAGCCGGTAATATTTCCTTTGACGGCACGATTGGCAAAGCTGACGAAGCTGTTGCGTATTTCGGAGCCGATCTCCACCAGCGAGCTTGAGGTCGTGCTGCGCGAGGTGGAATAGGTCGTGGTGGCGCTTTTAGCCTGCGGATTGAACCAGCTGGCGACGCCCATATTATAAAACTGCGTGGAAGCGTTGGTCGCGACAATGCCGGTCAGCGTGTGATTGGTGTTCGGGGTGCCGCTGGTCGCGATGACCTCGACGCCGACATTGCCGGTCGTCGTATCGGGAACGTGAGTGTGCGAAGCCAGCGTCCAGTAAGCCGTCGTGGGCGTACCGCTGTTTGAATACAGGCTCGTATAGTAGGCCGTATTGGCAGCGAGCGCCTGCCCTGCCACCCCATCGACCATAACCCCGCTGGTGCCCGAGGTGATGCCGGTGCCGATCGAGGCAAAGCCGCCAGCGAGCGGAATGAAGTCGCCGAAGCGTGGCTGCAGCGTGATGGTAGTCGATGACGTATAGGCCAGATACCCGCCGCCGCCGGGCTTGCCCAAGACCGCCTTGTTGGTTTCATCGAGGCTGGCGATGCTGATCCAGGCGGTATTGTCCAGCGAGCGAAGCTTCAACTGGTTCGCCGTCGTATCATGCCAGAACTGGCCGGCCTCCGGTGAGGTCGGTGCCGAGGCGCCGGAAGACAAGGTATTCAGCGTATCGAGAGCCGCATTCATGGCTGTGACGGCAGCAAGGCCGCTCAGCGTGCCGGTCGTCGCGAGGGTCAGGCTATTCTGTGACATTTAGTATCCTTGGGAGGCCCAGTTGATGATGCGCGCCACGCCCGTGCCGCCATTGGTGATCTGCACGGCGAACCCGGTCAGACTTTGGCCGCTCAGCACGGCGACATCGTTGGCCTGCGCGTTGACGATCGTGATCTGTGTGTTCGGCAGGTTATTGAACGGCGCGGCATACGTGACGGTCAGGCCGCCGGACGGGACACTGACCGCCGTGCCGACATCGTCGCGATCCGGCACATCGGTCATGATCGACCAGTTGCTGACGATGCAGTTGATGGTCGGGTCGTCCGTGGCCAGCACCAGCCGGAAATTGAAGTACTGGCCGACATATTGGCCGGCGTTGAAATTGACCCATGGGCCGTAAATACCATTGGCCTGCGCCACCTGGACTTGCGGCGTGACGCTGATGACCGGCCCATTGGCCACTTCCAGCAAATCGCTGATGCCAAGAAAATTGGCGACGGTCAGAATATTGTCGTAAATCGACACGGCATGCACCGCGTAGGTCATGCGCAGCTGCATATCGAGGACGCGGCCGGCATTGACCGCATGCGCCGACGGCACGGTGTAGGTGCCGCTTGCCAGCCAGCCGCCGAGATTCAGGATCGACGGCTCGGCGAGAATATTGGCATCGGTCAGGATATTGCCGGCGGCATCGAGCTGTAAGGCACCACCGACAGCGACGACACCGCTTTTTGCACCGCTCCAAGCGGTCGATTCCTCGAAGCTGATCAGCGCATTGCGCACGATCGTCTGCCCCTGGACGGTGACCTCCGAGGGCGCGCCGTAGACTTCGAAACCGGTTGGGGCGAGGAAGTAGGCGGCAACCCAGTAGGTGCCGTTATTGATGATTTCGGTCGAGTTCGATGCCGTTTGCGTCACGACCTGCGCCGATCCCCACGTCGCGCCCTGGCGCACTTCGTAAATCGGATTGCGGCTGTCGGTGACGGCATCCCAGGTGAGTGTCTCGATATTGGCCTGGAAAATGGTCGTCAGGTTTTCGATGGGCGGCAGCGGTTCGGTATAGGCCGTGCCCTGAAAGACGTAGATGTAAGGTTCGACATCGGCGATGCTGGCAGCACCCCCCTGTACCGAATTGAAGTCGACGATCTTCACGTAGATCGCCTTGCCGATGTAATCCTGCGAAATGGTGATCAGCTGGATCTGGCTATCGTAGCGCGCGAAGGCTGCACCGGCTGCCACGGAATTTGGCACCGTATCGTATTGGCCGCGGTTCAGTTGCGAGAGGGTATAAAGGCCGGTGCCGGTCAGGGTCGCCACGCCGTAGCTGAGGAATTCGCCGCCGAGATGGCAGAGCGAGGAATTGGACTGGCTGGCGAGCAGGCTGCCCGATGCCAGTGTGCCGAAGCTGCCGGAAATATCGACGCCGACCGTGGAAACCAGATCGAGACCGTCGCTCGCGACGGCAGGGAGGGTGCTGGTGGTGACGCCATAACGGGCCGGGCCGAATTGCGTGGCCAGCAGTTCGTAGGTCAGATTATCGAGCGAGACGTAAACATAGCAGCCGCCCCAGCCCTGGGCTTCGTTACCGGCAACGGCGAGCGCAATCTGCAACGCCCCGCCGGTCAGCTCGAAGGTCGGCTCGAAAAATAGTGGCGCCGTCGAGCGCGGCGGTGCGGCATTATAGTTCGGCTGGTAGCCGGAATTCTGCTGCGCATTGTAGAGCGCGGCATTGCCGGTGCCGGTCAGGTATTCTTCGGCGGTGATCGACAGGTTGCCGCCGGCATCCTCCTCGATTTCGAGGATGCGCACCCATTGCTGGTAAACCCCCATCGCGCTGTCGGTCACCGACACAATATCCATCGGATCGAGCACGCAGTATTTCCAGCCGAGCGTGAACTTCCAGGTGTTGCGGATCGCCTGACGGCCGAGCTGCAGATAGGCTGAAATCAGCGCGGCATTCACATCGCAGAAAAAATGCGCCTGGGTGACGCTGGCCGGGTTAAGGCCATAGACCTGAATCGAGGCATCGTCCTTCGCCTCGACGATATCGGTATTATAGCCGTTGGTGCGGTCGAGATATTCGAGCTTAAGATCGTTGATCTGATCGGCAGGCCGGGCGCGTTCGCAGATCAGCGGATCGGTCGTATTGGCCGAGTTGCCGCCGGCAGCGCTCGCCGGCAGAAAATCGTCGTCATTCAAATCATAAAGTGGCGCGTTCGGCGG